TAGCAAAAAAAGCTCAATAATGTTATTAAAGAAGGCACAAAGGAAGAAATAAATAATGCGTTACAAACTTTAAATTCTAGATTAGAAGTCTTAGAGTCTTTAAAAAGAGGTAGTGCTTTTAGATTAAAACAAATTGAAAATATAAAAACTTCAATTACTTTACTTAATGAACGTCTTGCCGTTTTAAAACAAGTTGATGATGCGACTGGAGATATTGAAAATACAACAAATAAAATAAGTGAAGCTTTTAAAAAAATAGGTGATGATATTGGAAAAGGTGTTTCTGATGCTTTACATGATGCAATTCTTCAAACAAAGTCTCTAGGTGACGCAGCAAGATCAATTCTTAGAGGAATCGCAAGTGATTTACTTAGACTTGGCATCAATACATTGCTTAAATCAACTAGCTTAGGTATTTTTTCAAATTTAACTGGATTTGCTAATGGGGGCAGACCACCTGTCAACAGACCATCAATAGTCGGAGAAAAAGGGCCTGAAATTTTTGTTCCCTCTACTGCTGGCACAATAATTCCAAATGACAAGATCGGTAGTTCATCAACCAATATAGTTGTCAATGTTGATGCAACAAACACAGAGGTTAATGGTGATGATGGGACTGCAAACGAACTAGGTAGGTTGATTGCAGTTGCTGTACAATCTGAAATATTAGAGCAAAAAAGAGCTGGAGGATTATTAGCATAATGGCAACATTTCCAAATATAAAACCAACTTACGGAACAAGAAAAAATAGTCGTCCATTGACCCGCACTGTTCGATTTGCTGATGGCTATGAACACCGCATTGTTTTTGGGTTAGCAGAACATCAAAATCCAAAAATATTTAATTTTACCTTTAATGTTTCTGAGTCGGATGCAGATACCATAGAGACATTTCTTGATGCTAGAGGTGCGACAGAAAGTTTTGATTACACCCCAGAAAATGACACAGCAAGAAAATTTGTCTGTGAATCATGGTCTAAAACTATTCCTTATTTGAATAGAGCAACCATACAAGCAACTTTCAGGGAGGTGTTTGAGCCGTGAGTACTGCACCAGTTTTTAGTGAAATTCAAAAGATTAATCCATCTGCGATTATTGAATTATTTGTACTTGAATTATCAACAAGCTTACATGGATCAAATACTGGTATTCCTACAGCAAATAATGAAACAAACATTTATAGGTTTCATGCAGGGTCAAATCTAAATGCAAACGGCGAAATTATTTTTAATAGTAAAGTTTATGCAAGATTTCCAGTTCAAGCAACAGGTTTTGCATATCAGCGTGGCAAAATCCCTAGACCCAAACTTGTAATTAGTAACGCTTTTGGCACAATTTCTGCTTTACTCCTTGCAGTAAATCAAACCACAACTGGCAATGATTTAACAGGTTCTACTTTTACCAGAATCAGAACTATGGCAAAATTTATAGATGCTGCAAATTTTAGTGGTGGAACAAATCCTTTAGGGACTCCAGATCCTACAGCTGAATTTAAACGTCAAATTTATACAATAGACAGAAAATCAAAAGAAACAAGAGAAATTGTTGAATTTGAACTTAGTGGTTCGATTGATATGGCTGGAGTTCGAGTGCCAAAACGTCAATGCACAAGAGCTTTATTTCCTAGTATTGGTACTTTTCAACAATGAGCTGGAGAAATGATGCGTTGCTTCACGCAAAAAAACAAGATCCCAAAGAAAGTGTTGGTCTTTTAATTAATGTTAAAGGAAAAGAAAAATATTTTGCCTGTGAAAATTTAGCAATATCTGATAATGAAGAATTTATTTTAAATCCAAAAAACTATCTGGAAGCAGAAAATAAAGGTGATATTATTGCTGTAATTCATAGTCATCCTCATACAGATCCAACACCTAGTCAGGCTGACAGAATAAGTTGTGAGCATAGTAAATTGACATGGTATATTGTCAATCCAAAAACTGAAAAGTGGGGTCAATGCACTCCAGAGGGATATAAGCCAAAACTGATAGGCAGACAATGGGTTTGGGGAGTTACAGATTGTTGGAGCTTAGTTGTTGACTGGTATAAAGAAGAAAAAGGAATTGTACTTAAAGACTATGATAGAGATATGAGTCCTCAAGAATTTTTAGATAATCCATTGTTTGAACATTATGCAAAGGAAACTGGTTTTAGAGAATTAAGACCAGATGAACCTTTAAAAAAAGGGGATGTCTTATTGATGTCGATAATGCACCCTACATTAAATCATGTTGGTATTTTTCTTGGAGATATGGTATTACATCATTTAGCGGCTAGACTATCATGTAGAGAGCCTTATTCTGAGTGGCTGTTAAAATGTACAGGTAAAAGGTATCGCTATGCTCAGGAAAGTTAAACTTCATGGAGAACTTGCAGATTTCGTTGGTCATAAAGAATTAGAAGCTGTTGTTAACAATACGGCTGATGCAATAAGGTTTCTTGTAACTAATTTTCCAAAATTAGAAGCACATATGGCTGATCGACATTATCAAGTAATAGTTGATGAGCAAAGTGTTGATGAAGATTCTTTGCACAATCCTATTGGAAGTTCTGACATAAATATTGTTCCTGTGATTGTTGGATCTGGTGGAAATGTTGTAAGAGGATTATTGGGAGTCGCCTTAATAGGTTTATCTTTTTCAGGAGCATTATTTTTTAAAAATCCATTAACATTGTCAGGTGGTTTTGCCGCTGCTGGAGCTGGTGCTAAAGCAGCTTTTGGAATTGGTGCGGCGTTGACTATAGATAGTGTTGCAAGTTTGCTTTTTCCTGTTCCAAACTCTAATGATGAAGGAGATCCACGTATTTCATTTAATTTCAGTGGCATCCAAAACACATCAAGAGCTGGCACTGCACATCCTATTGTTTATGGTGAGGTGGTAACTGGGTCGGTGGTAATTTCTGCTGGTATTGACACTAATCAGGTGACTGCATGACGAAGAAAATTATTAGAGGATCTGGAGGTGTATTTGGTAGGTCAAGAACTCCAACACGTGCGCCAGACACTTTAAATAGCAGACAGTTTGCAAGTATTCAAGATTTATTGTCAGAGGGTGAAATAGAGGGTTTTGCTACAGCATCAAAAGCTGGTCATACAAAACATACAGCAACTTACAACAATGCGGCACTGAAAGACATTTTTTTAGATGGCACTCCTATACTTCAATCAGATGCCAATGAAACAACTCCAGAATCAGACAAATTTAACTTTCAAAATGTAACATTTGTTCCTCGCTTTGGAGAGGCAAATCAAGGGCATATTGAAGGAATACAGGCATCAGAAAGTCCTTTAGCTAATTTCAGTCCTACTTTATGCACAAAAGCAAGTCCTGTCTCAAGAGCCTTGCCTACAGGAAGAGACGCAGTAAAAGTAATTATTAGCTTTCCTCAAATACAAAAAGCTGAAGATAATGGAGATTTACTTGGTTCTTCAGTTGAATTAACAATATCTTTGAGGGTAAATAGTGAAACACTTTTCACTGAAAAAATTAGAGACACCATCACTGGCAGAACTGCTGACGTTTATCAAAAGGAATATAGGATTGCATTACCCAGTTCATATACTTCAGCTGATGTAAAGATTGAAAGAGTGACAAATGACAGAGTATCAGGTGGGAAAATAGTAGATGATTTCAATGTTAATAGTATTTTTTTGTTGATTGATGATAAACAGACTTATCCAAACAGTGCCTATTCACATTTAAGGATAGATTCAGAACAGTTTAGTAGCATACCAGAAAGAGCATTCCGCATAAGAGGAATAAAGATAAGAATACCAGCAGCAAATGACACAGGCACTCCACAAGTTGTTGCAAATCAAGCAAAGGCAACAGAATTAGGTTTAGGAACTCCCAGTAGTTTTGGATTTATACATTATCCAGATAATTATGTTTTTAATGGAACAATGGGAGCTGCTGTTTGGTGTTCATGTCCAGCAATGGTACTTCTTGACCTTTTAACAACTCAGAGGTACGGATTCGGCACGCAAATCTCACCAGATCAATCAACAGATGCCAAGATTTATGAAAATATTGATCTTTTTACTTTCGTAGCAGCAAGTAGATATGCAAATGAATTAGTTCCTGATGGATTTAGCGGCCCTACACCAAAAGAACCACGTTTTAGTTGTAATGTTAATCTGCAAGGGACAGTTGATGCCTTTACTTTGATAAATGAATTAGCTGGTGTAATGCGGTGTTTCCCCATTTGGTCAGAGGGTTCAATAACTTTATCAAGAGACGCACCGACAGATTCAAGTTATCTTTTCAGTCTTGCAAATGTTGATTCAAATGGTTTTTCATATTCTGGAAGTAGTTTGAAAAAAAGACATTCTGTTATTTCAGTAAGCTATTTCAATATGGACAGTAGAGAAATAGATTATGAGGTTGTTGAAGATAGTGATGCAATAAGTAAGCTTGGCATTGTAAAAAAAGATGTAAGAGCATTTGCTTGCACAAGTAGGGGGCAAGCGGTAAGACTTGCAAAAGCAATTCTTTTCAGTGAGCAACAGGAAAGTGAAGTCGTAAGTTTTACGACATCAATAGATGCTGGTGCGATTGTAAGAGCTGGAAGTGTTATTTCAATCAATGATCCTGTTCGTGCTGGTGAGAGAAGGTCTGGAAGAATAAAAGCGGCCACAACCACAACAATTACTGTTGATAATTTTTTAGATTTAGATACTTTTACTGGATCTGAACAGAAATGCAGTGTAATACTGCCAGATGGATCTGTTGAAGTAAAACAAGTTACAAGTGTTATAGCTGGTGTAATAACTTTGGCTTCGGCTTTGTCTGCTGTCCCTAATGTCAACTCAATATGGTTACTACAAAGTGCAACTTTAGAACCTCAGACTTTTAGAGTTTTAAGTGTTGAAGAACAAGATAGTGTAAATTATGCTGTTACAGCTTTAACTTATATTGATGGTAAATATGACAATATTGACGAAGGTGAACCATTAACTGAAAGACGCATATCATTATTGAATGAACCAAAAAATCCACCAGACAATTTACAAGCAAAAGAAAGTATTGTTGTTTTAAATAAACTTGCTGTTAGTAAATTAATCATATCTTGGAAAACTGTCACAGGAGTTAGCCAATACCTTGTCCAATATAGATTCAACAGCACAAACTGGGTTAGTGAAATTGTTTTTAGACCTGATTTTGAGATTGTAAATACTGAAGCTGGATTATATGAAATTAAAGTTTTTTCTTATAACGCTGCTTTGAAATTATCTCCAACATCTTCTGATTTAGAGTTTAATGCCGTAGGTAAAACAAGGCCACCTAGAGACGTGCAGAACTTAACCATAGAACCTATAAATAATAAACTTGTCAGGCTTAGATGGTCACAATCTGTAGATAGTGATGTGTTGCATGGGGGAAGAGTGTACGTAAGGCACACAAATATTACAAATGGCACTGGTTCTTTTGCAAATTCAGTTGATCTTGTAACTGCACTGGCTGGAAATTCAACGGATGTCATTGTTCCATCTTTGGAGGGTGAATATATATTAAAATTTCAAGACGATCAAGGAAACTTCAGTCTTGGAGAAGCAAGTGTAATACAAGATTTACCTGATTTAATTGACACTCAAATAATTTTAGATGGAAGCACTACAAGAGAAGATCTAAACAACTTTAATGGGACAGATATTAATACGGCATTTAATGGTACAACCAGTGCATTGCAGCTTACAGATCCAGCAGTCGTTAAAACTGGAACTTATGTTCAAAATAATGGCAGTGGTGGAGAAGGAACACTTATTACTTGTACAGTTACCAATCATGGCATAGCCGTCGGTGAAAATTTAAAATTTAATTTTTTAACAGGTGAAGCTTTTAGCACAGAACATGAAGTTGTTTCAACTCCTAATGCAAACACATTAACTGTGACAGCAAGCGGTAATCTTTTGACTAGCGGTCAAGTTTCTATTGATCGAGGCAAAAAAGGAATTTATCTTTTTAATAATTCACTAAATCTTAACGGTGTTTTTTCTGTTGATTTGAAAAGAGTAATACGATCTATTGGCTTTCTTATTGGTACTAATATTGAAACAGTTATTCCAAGTGGATCTTTTTGGGATGATTATGCCCCTGATGGAAATTTTGATGGGGTACCAGCTGAAGCAGCAAATTGCCAAATACAAGTAGCAACATCACAAACAGCTTCAGGAAGTTTTGGCCCATTTAATAATTTTGCTAATGGTACGTATAAAGGGCGTAGGTTTAACTTTAGATTGCTTTTAGAAACTAAGGACATTTCGCAAAATATGAATGTTATACAAGCTGGAGTTACAGCAGAATTTGAATCACGCACTGAAAGGGCTTATCAAGTGACTGGTTCTGTTCCATCAACCTTACCATTAAGCTCTGGCACTTCAGCAAACGGTTTAGATGTTACTTTTGCTAATCCATTTTTTGCAGGATCTTCTAATCAATTCAAGCCCTCAGTTGGAATTACAATTATGGGAGCCGCTGCTGGAGAATTTTTTGTAATAAAAACAGATTCAAATGGCGATTTTTTAAACGCTGCTGGTAATGTTATAACTGGTACAGGGTTTAATATCAAAATTTTAAATAGCAGTAATCAGCCAATAAATAAGAAGTTTACATTCCAAGCTGTTGGTTATGGCAAAGGGGTGTAATATGGAGAAAAGTATTTTTTAAATGGCACAGGTTAATGATTACAATATAGCTAACGCTTCAGGAGCTACGGTAAGAGCAGATCTTAATCTTGTATTTGGTGCAATAAAAACTTTAAATAGCGGTGGAAATGACCCAAGTAATCCATTAGCTTTTATGCCATACGTGGACACAAATGATAATAATAATTTAAAGATAAGAAATTCAGCAAATAATGGTTATACCACAGTTGGCCCTGTTAATTCAGCTAATTTAGGATTATTGCCGAGAAGTGGCGGTGAAATGACAGGTCAACTTGTCCTAGATGGAGGAACCAGTGCAAGTCCCTCTGTCGGTTTTAGCGGAGATCAGGACACAGGTTTTTTTCAGGCAGCTCAAGACAAAATCGGTTACACCGTTGGAGGTTCTCATCTATTCACTATGGAAAACAGTGGATTATTTATTCATGCCATAGGAGGGTCAACAAGAGGACTATTTTTAAATGATGCTGATAACAGTAGGCATATTACTTTAAGATCACCAGATGTTGTTGCCAACAATTTAACTTATAGATTTCCAGCAAGCATTACTGATGGAGGGTTTATGAAAACAGACTCTTCAGGAAATTTAAGTTTTCAGGTCATTTCTGGTGTACCAACAGGAGTGATCTTTGCTTTACCTGATACACAGGCAACAGGCACTGGGTATCAAACTAATGGTATTCCTGATGGCTATTTAGAGTGCAATGGTCAACTACTTTCAAGAACTACTTACGCCGCTTTATTTAATGTTATTGGAACTAGATATGGAAATACAAGTGGCAGTAATTTTAGAGTTCCTGACTTAAGAGGTGAGTTTATAAGAGGTTTTGATAATGGAAGAAATATTGATAACAACAGAACTATTGGTTCAAATCAGGTCAGCAATAACCTTTTACACGATCATAGTGTAGATATACAATCTCAAAATCATCATATTACTGGTACGATTTCAAGAATCTCAGAATCATTTGCAGTTCATGGTCAAGCAACAGGGGCTTTTACTAAAGCTGGAAATAGCGAAGCTTTACTTAGCCCAGCAACAACAGATAATAGTCCTTTGGGTTCTGTTTCGTTTAGTGCAAATCATAGTCATCATGTCAGCGGATCAACTGGCGCTCGTGGTGATGCCGTTGAAGCAAGACCTCGCAATATCGCTATGATGTACATAATAAAAATTTAATTATGGCTATTTCACCAGCTACATATGATATGACAGTTCAAAGAAGGTCAGATCATGCAATTCAATTAATTTTTAAAGACAGTAATAATGATGCAATAAATTTGACTGGATATACTGTTGCATCACAAGTATATGATGAGTCGAGGTCAACACTTTATGCATCTTTTTCGGTTACTTATACAAATAGGTCTGCTGGAACAGTTGATATTGCTTTAACAGATACACAGACGGCAACATTTACACCTAATGTTTTAAAATATGACGTATTACTTACAAATCCAAGTGGTTTAAAAGAATATTATTTAGAAGGTAATATATTTGTTTCAGAGGGCTACACAGCATGACTTCAGTTAATATAACCACAACACAAAATACTGTTACAGTTAATGAGGGAGATTCAACTGTTGTAACTGTTGCAACACAAGGGCCACAGGGCCCAAGTTTTTCTGTTACAGGTAAAACAATGAATGATTCTAATGCTGTTGATGGGAGCTTAGTGCGTTTAGACACAAGTAGTGGTACATTTATAGCAGATAACACCGTAACTGTTACCAACATTGTTGATGGAGGAAATTTCTGATGGCTAACACAGTAAGGATTAAAAGATCTACAGGATCATCAGCACCAACAAGTCTTGCAAACGCTGAATTAGCTCATGCTGAAGGCTCCGATATCATTTTTATTGGTAAAGGAACAGGCGGTGCTGGAGGTTCTGCTACAAGTATTGAAAAAATTGGTGGTAAGGGAGCATTTTTTGATAAAGATACAACACGAACTGCAAACACTGTATTAAGTGGCCCTACTTCTGGAAGTGCTTCAGCCCCTACATTTAGGGCTTTAGTTTCAGATGATATTCCTTCTTTAGCTCACACAAAAATTTCAGATTTTGATGCAGGTGTTAGAACAAATAGATTAGACCAAATGACTGCCCCAACAGGTAGTGTCTCTTTTAACAGTCAAAATATTACAAACGTAGCTGACCCAGTAAATGCTCAAGATGCAGCAACGAAAGGATTTGTTGAGGCCACTTCACAAGGACTTGATGTAAAAGATTCATGTGTGGCTGCAACAACAGGCAACATAACAATATCTACTGCACTCAATAATGGAGATACATTAGACGGAGTTACGTTATCTACCAACGATAGAGTTCTTGTAAAAGATCAATCTACTGCAAGTCAAAATGGTATTTATATTGTTGGATCTTCACCAGCAAGGGCTGATGATCTAGCTGCTGGGTCTGATGCCGCTGGTATGTTTACTTTTGTAGAGCAAGGCACAGTGAATGCTGACAATGGATTTGTTTGTACAAGTAACAAGGGATCAGCAGTTGTTGGGACAAATAACCTTACTTTTGCTCAATTTTCTGGCGCAGGGCAAATTACGGCGGGTGATGGTCTAGATAAGTCTGGTAATACACTTTCTATTGATCTTAAGTCTAATGGTGGAATTGCTTTTGAAAGCACTGAACTTGCTTTAAATCTTTCTGGTAATGCTATAACAGGAACTTTAGCAATATCTGACGGTGGAACAGGTGCGACAAGTGCTTCTGCTGCAAGAACTTCATTGGGTCTTGTTATTGGAACAGATGTTGAACCGCATAGCGATAAGCTGACAGAGCTTGCAACTATGGCTCAAAATACTGCTGATGCACTGGCAGATTTAACAAATACTGAGGTTGCAATTTTAGATGGAGCAACAGTAACGACTACTGAGTTGAATATTTTGGACGGAGGTACATCTGCAACGTCAACAACTTTGGCGACTGCGGATCGCATGGTTATAAATGATGCAGGGACTATGGTTCAAGTTGCACTCTCAGATCTAGTAACATTTTTAGAAAATGGAAGTGTCTCAGGTTTTGATATAGACGGCGGAAGTTATTAAGGCTAGGGGGTAAAGGCTCATGGCTAATCAAATTAAATTAAAAAACGGATCAGGTAGCGACCCAAGTGCAAGTGATCTAGTAGTTGGAGAAGTAGCTTTAAGGACAGATAATGCTAGTCTGTTTACCAAAAAAGATGATGGCACTGTTGCTGAGATAGGTGCCGCTGCTGGTGTATCTGATGGAGATAAAGGAGACATTACTGTTAGCAATAGCGGTGCGACTTTTACTATTGATAATGGGGTTATAAATAATGCAAAAATAGCTTCAAATGCTTCTATGTCTTTATCAAAATTAGAAGTAATAACAAGTAATAGAATTGTTGGAAATGATAGTGGTAATGCAGTTCCAAAAGAACTTACAGCAGCTGAAGTTCGTACAATAATAAATGTTGAAAATGGTGCTACAGCAGATCAATCCGCAAGTGAAATTCTTACATTATTGAAAACAGTTGATGGGGCTGGAAGTGGGCTAGATGCAGACACATTAGATGGTATATCATCAGCAAGTTTTTTAAGGTCAGATGCGGAAGGCACTTTAAATTCAAGACTTAATCTTACAAATTCCGATAGTTTCCCACTTATTATCGGTTCTACAAGTGGGATGCACAATGCTAGATTACTTCTTCGTGGGGCATCAAGTCCTTATATACAGTTTAGAGAAAATAATACAGATAAAGCTTATATTCAATGGAATAGTGGTGGTTATATAGAAATTAATAATCAAGAATCAAGTGAAGCTTTAAGAATTGCAAGTGGTTCTAATGGTTTAGCATTTGTTGAAGGTGGTAGTGAGAGGACTGTATATCACACTGGCAATTTATCGGTTGGTGATGGCGGTTTGACAAGCAACAATTTTACTGATTCGGATCACAGTAAATTAAATGGAATTGAAGCGGGGGCCACTGCCGATCAAACGGCTG